TGTTGATGAGTGCAAGTTAAGATATGGTGAGGAATCCAATACATACCGTATCCGTGTGCTTGGCGAGTTTCCTAAAGGTGACGACGATACAATCATCAGTATGGATTTAACGGAAGCCGCCATAAACAGAGATGTGTTACCGACTCAGTACAGCCCGACAGCCTGGGGCGTAGATGTAGCACGGTTTGGTTCGGATGCTTCGGCGTTATGCAAAAGAAAAGGAAACGCCGTAACAGAGCCAGTAAGATTGTGGCGTGGGTTAGATACAATGCAACTGACAGGTGCCATCAAAGCAGAATACGACACATCAACTGAAAAACCTGAAGAAATTTTTGTTGATGCCATAGGGCTAGGTGCTGGTGTAGCTGACAGGCTTAGAGAACTTGGTTTGCCAGCCTACGCAATCAACGTCAGTGAAAGCCCTGCTATGGGCGACACTTATTTAAATCTCAGAGCAGAATTGTGGTACAAAGCTAAAGGGTGGCTAGAGGGCCGCGATGTTCGCTTGCCAAAAGATGATCGTTTAAAATCCGAGCTTACAACATTACGCTATACATATACGTCTAGTGGTAAGGTAAAAATTGAGTCTAAGGCAGACTTAAAAAAACGAGGTGTCGCAAGTCCTGATGCTGCGGATGCGTTTGTATTGACCTTTGCGTCTGATGCTGGTACTGCTATAGGTGGCAGATCACGCAGACGTTCTGGCAAACTGAAAAGAGACTTGGCAGGAATTGTCTAGGGGGTTTGGCTGTTATTTGGCGTACCAGCCTGACTTAAACAAACAAAGGTGTCTCCCTCCTACACGGGCGTTGCCCCTAGACCCTACTGTTGAACATTAGAAACAAAAAGCGTAGGTTCCAAAAGTACACTTTTAAGTGAGTGGTATAGTTTGGCGTATATAGACGAAGCCGAAACCGAAGCTGGTATAGGCATGACCGAAGACGAACTTCAGGTTGCGGTTCGTCAATACATCGAAGACGCTATTCAATTTATTGATGACGACATCAGCCCAATAAGGGCCGAGTCTACTCGTTACTACAATGGCGAACCCTTTGGCAATGAGGTAGACGGTCGTAGTCAAGTCGTGAGCCGCGATGTCCGCGATAGTGTCCAAGCGATGCTCCCATCACTGATGCGAGTGTTTTTTGGTGCAGAGAATATGGTCGAGTTTGTGCCTCGCGGCCCCGAAGATGTGGGCATGGCAGAACAGGCAACCGATTACGTCAACTATATACTTCGCGAGGACAATGATTCTGTAGGAATTTTTTACAGTGTTTTTAAAGATGCACTGATTAACAAAGGCGGCATCGTTAAGTGGTCTTGGGATGATTCGCTAGAAGTACATACCTACAGTTTTGAAGGACTGGATCAGGCAACTCTTGGGTTGTTGTTAGACGAAGAAGGCGTAGAGGCCGTGTCAGTAGAAGGCATACCCGACCCTAACGCCCCGCCAGAGCAAATAGAAATGATGACGGCTCAGGGTATGGAGCCGCCCATGATTTATGATGTAGAAATCAAACGTCAGCGTAGGCGAGATCGTGTTCGTGTCGAGACGATGCCACCTGAAGAATTTTTTGTGGATTCGGCTGCGACCAGTTTGGACGATGCAATGGTTGTAGGACACAGGACGATGGCAACCGTCAGCGACCTGGTAGCTATGGGCTATGACAAGGATATGCTCGACAACTACTTGTCAGATGAAGTAGCCTTTACAGATAACGATGAGTATTGGGCTCGTTATCCAGATCGCACGGTGCCTGGCCCACTGTCGTCATATAACCAACGCAGAGTGCTGTATGTAGAGGCATACTGCTATATCGATTATGACGGAGATGGCCTAGCCGAGTTACGGCGTGTGTGCACTGTAGGCTCAAATTACCATCTGGTAAACAACGAGCCGATCCACAGTATTCCGTTTGCTGTGTTTTCATGCGATCCAGAACCCCATGTGTTTTTTGGTTCTGATGTCGCAGATATGACCAAAGACATACAGAGAGTAAAGTCGGCGGTTCTTCGCGGTATGCTCGACTCTTTGTCTTTTGCCTTGTATCCCCGAACGGGAATTGTTGAAGGTCAGGTAGACATCGACGATGTGCTAAATCCTGAAGTCGGGTCAATTATTAGGATGCGAGCACCAGGCATGGTCCAGCAGTTAAATGTACCGTTCCTTGGCCGCGAAGCGTTCCCAATGATGGAATACCTTGATGGAATGAAAGAATCAAGGACAGGTGTAACTGGTGCATCACAAGGTCTAGATCCAGATGTGTTGCAGTCAACTACCAGAGCAGCCGTCAGTGCTACTATCAGGGGTGCAGAACAACGGCTCGAAATGATTGCTCGTTTGTTTGCGGAAACAGGTTTTAAACCTTTGTTCAAAGGACTGCTGCGTTTAATTATTGAGCACCAGGACCAACAAAGAATGGTCAGGCTTCGCAACGAGTGGACTCCTGTAGATCCAAGAATTTGGGATGCTACAATGGATGTCTCTACAAACGTTGGGCTTGGCTCAGGCATGACAGACGAACGGTTAAATACGCTCAACCAAATTGCTGGCAGGCAAGAACAAATCATGCAGCAAATGGGTCCAAACAATCCCTTAGTAGGACTTGGACAAATAAGACACACGCTGGCAAAAATACTTGAAGTCAGTGGCTTTAAAGATTCAAACCAGTTCTTTAATCCGATACCACCTGACTATCAGCCGCCGCCACCTCCTCCTCCAAAGCCAACACCCGAGGAACAGTTGGCACAAGTTCAAATGGCCGACATACAGGCCCGTACTGCTATCGACCAGGAAAAATTGCAGCTTGACGCGACAAAAGCACAAATGCTTAACGAGCGTGAAACCACAAGAATCGCTGGCGATTTAGCATTACGAGAAAAGAAATACGAAGACGATGTAAATCTTGAGATATTGAGGGGTGCAATAAAGGACGAGACTGGTGGATAATCTGTCAGCAGAACAGAAAGGTCGCAGAGCAAAGGAAATACTTGAAGACGGAGTATTTCTGGAAGTGCTGGAAAAAGTTAGACAAAACATTATTGCACAATGGACACTTACAGATGTAAATGATGTAGGTGTTAGAGAAAGTTTATATATGCAAGGCAGGGGCCTTGATGAGATCGTGCGAGGACTCCGCACCCTGGTAGGCGATTGGGCTGTGGAGCAGTCTCGCAATATTTCAAAACCAAAAAGAGGAAGAAAATCGTGAGCGAAGCTACAGTCACCAACCCAGCGGGGACAGAAAACCCCCAAGGGAGTGAACGCCGACGCACGAACAGTGAGATTCAAGAAAGTCTCGCTGAAATGCTTAGGGCAGACTACGCGGAACCCCAGGAAGGGGAACAGCACTCTGAACCTGAGCTAGAAGATGGCGTCGAAGAAGATGTCATCGAGTCTGAATTGTATGACGATTCAGATGAAGTGGATGAGATGTACGATGAGGCTGATGGCGAACAATCTGAAAGTGAGACTGCATCCTACCGTGTCATAGTAGACGGCAAAGAGATGCAAGTCCCGCTTGACGAACTCATATCAGGCTACCAACGGGGCTCGTCATTCACACAGAAAAGCCAAGCATTAGCAGATGAACGCAGAGAGTTTGAAGCCAGTGCTTTGGCTGTTCAGCAGGAGCGTGAGTCGTATGCGACCGTGCTCCAGCAACTTCAACAGCAAATGGAAGCTGCTGCAAAACCGAACATTGATTGGGACCGCTTGGAAAGGGAGAACCCCGTTCAATGGCTAAAGCTCAAACAAATGGAGCGAGATCGGCAAACACAGATCCAAGCAGTACGAGAAGAACAGTCTAGGATGCAACAAGTCTTAATGCAGCAACAAGAACAAGACCTGGAGAATAGACTAAACACTGAACGTGCCTTGGTGTTGGAGAAAATCCCTGAATGGTCTGATTCTGAAGTTCAAACCAACGAACAACGACAGTTGCTAGAGTTTGGTAAACAGTTGGGTTTTAGTGAACACGAACTCAACGAGATTTACGATCACAGAGCGTTAGTCGCGTTGCGTGATGCGTGGAGATACAACCAGCTTGCAAATGGTGAGAAAGTCAAATCAGCAAAATCGAAAATCAAAACCGCTAAATCTGGAGGCAAACAAATGAGTCGTCAGATGCGTGGGCGTAAGGCAAAGGCTCAACGAGCAAGGCTGAAACAAACTGGAAAGGTTGAAGATGCTGCGTCTCTGTTGGGTGCGATGCTTACGGAATAACACAAGGAAACATTTATCATGGCAGTTGTAACAAATACCTTTACCACATACGATGCTAAGGGTTTACGGGAGGACTTGTCGGATCTGATTTCCGATATCAGTCCTACGCAGACTCCGTTCCAGAGCAACATTGGAACGCGAGATGCAGAAGCAACATATTTTGAATGGCAGACAGATGCACTTGCTGCCGCTTCAGCAACACCCGTTGTTGAAGGTGAGGATCTGAGCAGCTTCACGGCAGTCACCGCGACCGCTCGCATGGGGAACTACTGCCAGATCAACATGGTCGATTTCATCATTTCAGGAACGGAGCAGACCGTCCTGAAGGCTGGTCGGGCATCTGAGGTTGGTTATCAGGCAGCTAAAGCAGCTAAGGAACTAAAGCGTAATGTTGAAGTTGCTTGCTTGCTAAACGGTGTTGGTGCCGTTGCTGGTGCCACGGGAACCGCTCGCGTAACCGCTGGGTTCCCTGGCTGGATCAAGACCAACGAAACTTCTACCAACGTAACCAAGCCCTCCTATACGGGTTCAACCCCGACAGGTGCGGCCCAGGTGTGGAAGTCTTTCGGTACACCTACTGCGTTTACCGAAGCTATGCTCAAGACCACGATGCAGGAGTGCTTTAACAGCGGTGGTGAGCCGTCGATGCTGATGGTTTCTCCGTTTAACAAGACGCAGGTAAGTGGTTTCAGCGGGATTGCCTCTAGCCGCTACAACGTAGACGGTGCAGAGCCTTCCGTGATTATCGGAGCAGCAGACATCTATGTTTCTGACTTCGGCAATCTGTCAGTCGTTCCGAACCGCTTCTTTACCACGGTAGAGGACGAGGGTGCTGGTTCGCTGCACAACGATTGGGCGTTGTTGATTGACCCCGATGAGGTCAAGCTGGCTACGCTCCGTCCGTACAGCATTGAGGCTCTCGCCAAGACGGGAGATGCTGACAAGCGTATGGCGTTAATCGAGTGGGGGCTTCAGGTCAGCAACGAAGCTGCTCACGGTATTGTTGCTGGTATTACCGCAGCATAAACCAATTAAAAACCTGGAGGGGTGGGGGCTTCGGCCCTCGCCCCGATAGGCAGGAACCAATGAAAAAAATACTTGATTACGACCCGATAACTAAAACGACTCAATGGTTTTATTATGACGAGTCTACAAACCAGTATGGTTTAGAGACTGAGCAGGATGTTACCCATATTGTTCAAGCGAACAAACGTCAGTTTAATCAAGTAGATGAACGTGCAAGTTGGAAAGGCGACCAGCACCATGTCGCTTCAATACCAATGAGTGTTTATCACCAATTAGCAAAAATTTCTAACAATTTTAAGGATCAAAAAGTAATCAAGAAGTGGCTGAACGATCCTGACAACAAGGTGTTTAGAACACGACCTGGGAAAGTCTGATGGCAATTTCGACATATGCAGAGTTGCAGACCGCAGCGGCGAATTGGCTAGACAGAACAGATCTTTCGTCACGAATCCCTGAGTTTATTGACCTAGCGGAAGCGACATTTAACAGAACGATCCGCAACCACAGAATGATTACGAAAAATGATTCGTATTCATTAGGTGCTCGTTACGTCAACTTGCCTACTGACACGCTTGAAATCATTAGGATTGTATTAGATACAAGCCCTGTCATTACGCTAGAATACTTAACGCCAGAAGAAATAGCAGAACGGCGTATGGGCCTGTCTAGTACAGGTAAGCCAATATACTTCACGGTTGTCGGTGGTAGCACAAATCAGATAGAGCTTCTGCGTTCACCAGACGAAACGTACACATCGTCAATTGTCTATTACACCAAAATCCCTGCACTTAGCGATTCTGCTACAACGAATTGGCTGCTAACTAACCATCCAGATATATACTTGTTTGGCACATTAGTAGAGGCAGAGCCATATTTAAAAAACGATGAGCGTATGCCTATGTGGAGTGCTAGGTTGGGTAAGGCGTTACAAGAATTGAAACTTCAAAGTGAAAGAGAGATGCACACAGGGTCGTCTTTACGGATGCGATCAAGGGTACTTGGATAACACATGGCGGCTAGAACTACAAACCTGAATCTCTACAAGCCTACCGTTGGCGGCGACACCGACAACTGGGGTGGATTTCTTAACAACAATGCTGCATACATTGACGCATTGTTCGCAAAAAGCAGTGCTGCTGTAACGCTCCATGTAAACAATCAACAGATAGACGGAACGTCGAGTTATCTGTTTGATAGCGTCAAAATGGGCGATGACCGCCAGCTCCAGTTTGGTGCCGCACCCGACTATTGGCTGATATACGACAGTAGCAACACGCAGTTTGAACTAAACTCTACAAACGTAGACGGCGGAGGAACTGACGGTGTTGTGTTTAGCGTTAGTGACGGGACAGATGACGTAGCCTTTACGGGTAAAATTAGCACGGCCCAGGTAGACATTCTTGCTGAAGGCGATTTAAGGCTCCAAGATGCGTCAGGAGGCCAGTATGTTGGCTTCGACGCTCCAGCCACAGTCAGTGGCTCTTACACGCTTACGTTGCCAGCGGCGGTCGGCTCGTCAGGCCAGATCCTACGGACTTCGGATTCGTCTGGAACGCTAGAATGGGTTACGGACCAGGAAGGCGATCTCAAATCTGTAGCAGATGCGACAAACGGTGGACTAACCGTTACGAACGGTACGGGTCCAGACGTAACGCTGGCTTTGAACTTTAACGATTTATCTGCTGCTGCCGTAAGTGTAGCCAACGACTCGATTGCAATTATTGATGCTTCCGACTCGAATGGTA